ACTTTTATCCCGTTGGCCTTGTACCACTTAAACACCTTGTCTAGTGAGTCTGTCACCTCCTTAGAGATACCGAAGCCCGTGGGCTTAACATCTTCGGGAATTATAGGGGTCGGAATGTTCGCTTGAGGTGGGGGTGGTGCTGGTGTTTCCTCTTCGATTCTTCGCCAACCTAACGCACAACGGCAGTTTATTACTTGGCTTGGCCCTCCCCTTCGGTCACCTGGAAACTGCATCTTAGAACTACCAACCTCAAAGTCTTCTTCTGCTCCTATGGTTTCGCTCCGTTTCATCTTGTTGTGAGCGTTCCTAGTGCGTGTGTCGTGTTTAGCAATCCAATATTTGCCCATTGTAACACCGTACTTCTGAAACAATTCCTGAGAACCTAGATACTCACCATACGAAGCGGCAGAAAGGGTTTCGGTTCGGGCTATTCGTTCAGCTTGGAAGCGTGAAGTTCTCTTTAGGCTCCTTAGAAACTTGTCGTTCTTGAGTGCATCGGTTACCGCTCTTATTCCTTTGCCGTCTTGAATGGCCTCTTGAACTACTGAATTAAGAAGCCTTTGCGCCCCAATCTCAGAAGTTAGGCTTATGGTCTTTATTTGTCCTAGGTTGCTCCGAAAATATTTACCAATGGCCTCGGTCTTCCACTGCACCTTTGGGATACCCTCGCTTAGATCACTCTTAAACTTACCTTGTGCGAAGTCCTTAACGAACTGGTCAGAGAACAAATAGCCAGCATCGAAATAAAGGTCTTCAACTAGCTTCTCTACGTCAGTAGAAGGGTAGTTTACGGGGTAAATGACGTTTTCTAGGTTACTTAGGTCAGCCCCCTTTATATACTTTAGGTTGGCCTTATAGATTTCTTCCGTGAGTTCACGAGCGTAACGCCTAGAAATCTTGTCCCTTCGTCTGTTAACGTCTAAATATCGCTTGTCGGCTGGGCTCATTCTTCACCTTCAAAGCCGCTTAGATCAATTGGCGTAAGGCTAGAAGGTACATAGACTTGGTTCATATCTGCATCATCAATAGCGGCAAGCCCCATCATCTCCCTTTTCTCGTTCGGGGTCATCCAATACGCACCACTAAGGGCAGAAACTTGCTCCTTCTTGTCAGCCTGAAGTTCGGGAATCTCTGAAGTGTCAAACTTGAAGTAAACCCCCTCGTCATTCATAAACAGATGGTTGAAGGAATATTCGAACTTACTCAGAGTGGGCAAGATAGAGTCCGTGTAAGCTTGCTTTCTGTACTGCTCTTGGTTTGAGAACGTGCTAGAATCGTTGTTGTTGAACAGACCAACGGGCAGATTATAGGCGTTGCAAACGTCACTAAGGGACAAGTCTAGAACTTCCATTATCCCCATATCCACGGGAGTGATACCAAAGTTAATGTAACCCAGGTCACCGACACCAACACCAATAGAATTACTATTTGAGTTCTTTCTGACTTCCTTAATGCTTTGGCGCATCTCGTTAATTTCATCCTGAGTCCAAGCATCTTTACCCCCAGCGAAGTCAATACCTTTGTTATATAAGATACCAGCCGCCCCTTGGTTGTCCATACTTGCCTTCTGAGAATCATAACCGCTATTAGATGTCTGAATTGATTTAAAGGCGGCTTGAAGTGGGCTTTGCCCGTAAAGGTGTTCACCGCTTCCAAAGGCCATTTGCACGTTTTTGATGTGGATCACATTGTCTGCGTCCATCTTCGTATTTATATAGCCCTCGGTGAATCTGTATTCTGCGACCCCTCTTCCGCTCTTACCTGAGATAGCCTCTATGTATACGCTTGGAAGGGCTTCCACGAGCAGAATACGACCTTCAGTAATTGCGGTTTCTCCTTTCTGACAATAGATATAACCGTTACCCGTCAAAAGGTAGTTAGAATAGAGGTTAGCTAGGAAGTCGTTAAAACTTTGGTAGCTATTGGGTTGATCCTTGACCTTCTCAAGCGGTTCGTATTCTATTTTGTTCCCCTCGGAGTCATACGCACACAAAGGCACGTTAGACATCTTCTTGGAAAGGAAATTTATGACTGAGTAAACGTCAGGGTTCTTTTGGTAGGCTTGTTCTAGTAAACTCTCAAAGTTGAACGGTTGCCAAATTGCTGAATTAGCCCCCAAGTGGGTTAGCTGGGCCGTGAGTAGTTTGCTTAACTGCTCTTGAATCTTAGACTCTTTTCGGTCGTACTTTAGAAAGTCGAGTAATGCCATAGCACAAAAGTAATTTAGCCCTTTAGCCCCGTTTATACAAAAACCCTACGCTATACCTCAGGGCGTCAAGAAGGTGGTTGAAGGAATCTATTGGCTTTTCAGTTGGCCTCTCGTTTTTGTCCAAGTTCCAAACATAAGACCCTAGTTCTCTCTCTAAGTCCTTGCTTCGCCTTGTATAAAGAACCTCCTTGGACTGGAGAAGTTTGATGCCGTTGCGTATGGAGTCAGGCCCCTTAATCGCACCAATTGCGTTTAGCCCCCCTCTTCTTAGTTCCGCTATGCTCTTTGGTTCCGCACTATCGCAAATGACTCTTAACCCTTCGCAATGGGGTTTTATTCTCTCAACTAACTCAGTATTAGTAAGATGGGTTTCATACACCAGTTCATCTACATAGACCCGATCATTATGCTTACCCACTAGAACGACTGCCGTGGGGTCTTGTGAAAAGCCGAAGTCGATACCAACGCAAACGTCTGAACACTCTGAAAAGTCTAGTTCTTCGACCTTGGTGAAGTTTCTATAAATTCTGCCCTTCTTGCCCCTACCTCGTTCACCTAACCCAAAAACCGCCCAATCTTCGGGGCTTGACATTTTAAGGCTCTCTATTTCGGCAATGATAGACTTTGGAAGGTGTGGGTTGTCCTTGTAGGTGGTCACAATTAAAGCCGCATCTTCTCTAGCTTCCACTTCGTACCACCAGCCGTCTAAATCGCTAGGGTTGTAACTAAGGATAATAAAGCCCGTGGTTCTGTAAGATAGTTGTCTAAATGACTCAGCGGTTATCTCGTTACACTCGTCCAAAAAAAGTGCATCCCGTTTCCTACCCCTTAGCTTTTGGGGTTGATCCAAAGAAATGAATTCAACGGTGTTACCCCGTAACTTATAGGTTCCTTCTGTTTTGTTGTGGTCTTCCTCAACGTATGCCTCAAAGCTTTGCAGAATCTCAACAAAGTCCCGAAGGGTTGAAGCCTTTAAAGCTGGTAGTGTTTGCCGTGCTATGGTTATAACCATTCCAGCGTTTGGGTACTTATAGCAAAGTTCAATAAGGAACTGAACGGCTGAATATGACTTACCTGACCTTGTCCCCCCTCTTAGGCTTATTAGCCTCTTAGACTCGTGGTTTTTGCGTAAGAATTCAAGGTTCGGGTTCGTCATCCTCAATAGCCTCCTGAATCATCCAAGGGGGTAGGGTTATTTTCGTACCACTCTCGTCCCTAACAAGGGCCTCAACACTTACCGCCTTCAACTCAGGAATAACGAATTTACTAATTTTAAGGAAAATGTCAACCGCACGGGCTGGGTCAGGAGCATTCGACCACACAACGGCCCCACGTTCGTCCCGAATTACGTTGCCTCCCTCGTCCCTTTGGGGTACACCTTCAGCCGTGTCAAGTAGGAACTTATGAATTCGTGGTTGTACACCGTCAGCCATTTTAGCGAAGATTCGCCTTATCTCCTCTATCTCCCTTTTAGAAGACTTGTGCCGCATACTAGCGGACTTCTTCCGATCCTCTTCTGTGAATCTGTGCCGAACTTTAGCCAGGTGCTTCCCTTGCTTCGTGTTAGCTAGGTTCTCCCTTGCCTTCTCTTCCTCGTTCATAGTCTAAAACTGCTTTCACAACGTAATAAACGCTCACAATGTCCCCAAATTCGGTAATGCAAAACGTGTTTTTGCTAATACCCATCTCCTTCAACTTGTTCAAAGTATGTCGTATATACTCAATTGCTCGTTATCCTTCGGCAAAAATATTTCGGCTATCGCATCATAAGCCCTAATTTCCATTAAGTCTTCGATCATCTGAAGCTGATAGCTGGTGGTTTCGTGGGAAAGGATAAAATCCTTGAGCCATTCAATGAACTCATCATACAGAAGGACGTGACTAGCCGAAAGGTCTAGGTAGTCTTCAGGGGTCAGGTCGATTAGTTTGATCAACCGCATAGCCTCCAAGTAGTTTTCTACCTCCATAGCCTAAATATAGCCACTTAAAAAGGTGGGTCTTTTCCCTCGTCGAAAGTTTTTCCACTCCAACTTTGGTAGCGTCCATCGAAATACTTGCCCTTAATGCGCCCAGTTTCCCCGTTTCTATTCTTGGTCACCTTTATTAAGTCGAAGTATTCCCCATCTTCTTGAATGCCGTAAACTACTGACCTATAAAGCATTATAATAACCGAAGCGTCTTGTTCAATGCTTCCTGAATCTCTTAGGTGGTGGCTATCGGGTTCTTTCGTTTCGGTTGATTCTACTGCTCTGCTCAGTTGGCTGAGTAATAAAACGGGAAGGTTGTTCTTCTTTGCGATCATCTTAAACGACCAAGACATTTCCCCCACCTCTCTTTCTCGGTTGCTGGTCTTCTGCCTTGTCTTGGCTAGTTGTAAGTAATCAACCACCACGAGCGAAACATCTCCCTTCCTTCTTTCCTTGGCTACCTTGCTAGCGATGTCCTCTACATAAACGTAATCTTCTAGAACCTCAATCTTATAGCCTTCGCTTTTGATCATAGCGTTCTGAAGCTTGCTAACGTCAGGGCTGGAACTAAAAACCTCTTTCATTTCAACCTCCCTAGTGTTGGCCCAAAGCCTTTTTATTAGTTGGTCGCTAGGCATTTCAAGAGAAAAGAACAGAACACGGCCCTTTGACTGAGAAGCTACGGCAGTTTCTATAGCAAAAGCAGTCTTACCCATCGCTGGACGTGCCGCTAAAACGCTCAAGTCACCACCTTTCAAGCCATTCAACACCCCATCTAGAACGCTATTCCCCGTGGGTGCGCCCATAGAAGTATCTTTTATCCTTTCTAACGCCCCGTTCATTAGTTCTAAGAGCGTCTTACTTGTTTGGGGTGTGCTACCCTCAAGAAGTTGGTTAATGTCGTTAGAAGCCTTAAAAACCCCCTCAATATCTTGGGTCTGAATTAAGTCTTGCCCTACCCTTTGGGCTTGTCGTTTAATGAAGTCCTCTTGAACTAGGGTAGCGTAAGGTATTACGTCCGCTCTGAACGGTGCATTCTTAGAAAGTTCTACTAAGGTGGCTACCAGGTCGGGGAATCTCTGCCCCAATGTAACCAAGTCTTCATGGCTTCCCTTCGCCCTAGTGTCTTTACACGCCTTGACAATCTTAAAATAAGTAGGGTCTTCGAACCATTCGGGTTCTATCCTTACGCTATCTATTGCCGCTGGGTCGTTAATCAGCAGACCAACTAAAGAGGCTTCTAGGTTCATCTATCTAACTGCTCTAAAAACCCCCGAATCTTAGCAGTATAATGACCAGTTAGAACTTCGTCCCCCTCGTTACAAGCCTTGACAAGCTTATTAGAAAAGTGCTGAATCCGATCACAAATAAAAACTTTGTCTAGTGGCTTTTCCATCTCTCTTTGGTGTTAAAGGTTAAACCCGTTAGTCTTTTTAAGTCGGTGTTCGGGAGTCATCCAAACGCTTTGAGCGGTAAGCTTCCACGAGTGGACGGGTTTCCCTTTAGAGTTACACCAGTTCAAGCCTTCGTAATAGTTCCACATCTCAGCACCTCTCCAAGCCGTGTAGCCCTTTTCCACGAAGTAGGTGGTTACCTCTTCCTTGGTGGGTTTCTTAAATCTCGGTGGTCTTCTTTGGTTGCTTAGTGTGTCACCAAATAGGTCTGTCTGCCCCTCGTCTAAAAGCCGTTCCATTATTAGGATAGCTTCCCTTAAGGTCTTTTTTTCTTTTTCTGTCATAGCGTCAAAGCTAGAACAAAAAGAGCAAACAAATAAAAAGAAGTTCTAACTAGCTAGCAGTTAGGTTCATACGAAGGTTGAAGTCCATTAGATAGCGGACAATATACCTCCCGTCATCGCTTCGGGTCTGCTCCTTAGATGCCCCAAGGTCGCTAACGCTTTCAAGTTCCAGGTCTAGGGTTCTAGCTTCCGTGTGAATCTCGCCCGTTAGGGTGGTGTCTTGAAAAGCCTTATAGACCAGGTCGATTAAAGTGTTATGGTTGGTGACTGAGTACGCTGGTGAGGTTTCGTAGAAGATCACTCCCGTGGTAATCGTATAATCATAACTCAGGTCACTTTGTGAACCCGTTCTATCTGCGCCACCTATATCTATATACACGTACTTATCCAAGTCGCTGACGTTGGTTCTGCTATACTGAATAGCTATGGAACTTTGCCCGTTGGCGTTCAGGACGGTTCTAATTGCATTGTGTACCAAACGCATTATATCGGTAGTCTGTCGCATAGGGCAAAAGTAGGCCCACGAGCGGAAGCCGTTTAAAGGGTTCTTGACTTGTTTTATACGTTTGCTTAAATTTGTGGACATAAGAAGCTAGTAGAAAGCGGCAACGAATCGTTTAACTAGCAGACACCGAAGAGGTTAGGGGGTTGGTACTCCGTGAAAGCATAAGCCATCCAGTACCGTTATCCCGAAAGGTACCAGCCGTAAGGTGGATGACCGAAGGGGTGCAAGTGATCTAAAGCGACAAACTCAAGCCGTACCGAAGCAAGATTATATTTCCTCTCTGTAATGGGGGGAAGGGGGGTAGTACTTGCTTTGGGTGGCTTAGATTTAGAGCGAAAGAATTAAAATTAATTTACTACATTTGTCCTATGGCTCAAACACAACCAAGAGGGTTAATGCCTCAAAGCCTTGCAGAATACTTGTTCTACCAAGGCTATAGGTACATTGAAACCAATAGGGATAGCGGTGCTATCGTTGCCTATAATGGTTCTGAGTTGATTAGAGCCGTACCCTTTAAGACATACCAGGTTGAACTATTCCTGAGAGATAAGGGGGTTCTAGGTGCAACCTTTCACGCATTGGAACGAGAATGGAAGTTCTACGACCATGACGCTTGCCTAGACTACATCGAAAATAACGGGAATCAAAGCCAACTAAATTCACTCATTGAGAGTGGACGGGCTGAATTCAACCCGAACGAAATTGAACTCTAATCCATAAAACAACAACCAATGAACCACAAGTTCAAAACAACCAACATACGGGGCAAGGCTTACGTTGAGGTTAACCAAAGAGTGCTTTTCTTTCGGAATGAAAAGAAGTACGAAGGCTGGGCCATCGAGTCCGAGTGTATACACCTAACGAGTGAAAGCGTTACTATCCGTTGCACCATTAAGGACAACGAGGGGCGTATTATCTCACAAGGTCTAGCACAAGAGGACAAGACTTCTAGCAAGATCAATTCTACTAGCTACGTTGAGAACTGCGAAACTTCAGCCGTTGGACGTGCCTTGGCCTTTATGGGTATAGGTATAGAGTCCAGCATTGCTTCAAGCAACGAGGTTTCTATGGCTATCGCAAAGCAAGAGGCCGAAGAGTCAGATTTTGAAAAGGCCCTGAAGTGGCTAACTGCTAACCCAACCCAAAACAACTACGACAAACTAGCCGTAAAGATGGGTTCGGTGTTTACAGATGACGAATTCAAGAAGCTTCAGGCTATTGTTGAACTTGCAGAAAAAATGAACCAATGAAAATAAGAGCAAGCGCACTCGGTCAGATAATGACCAACGGAAGAGGGTCGAATACTATCGGTGCTACGGCACTAACTGCCCTCAAGGAAACGTATCTTTACCACAAGTACGGACGTACAAGGGAAATCAACACCGCACAAATAGCCAAAGGGCTAGCCGTGGAAGAGAAGTCCATTAGCCTACTGAGTATGGTAGACGGTGAACTTTACG